TTCTACAGCAGTTACATTTGATGGGGTCACTGAGGGCAACGAAACCATCACAGTGAATCTGCGCACAGGCAGTATCGCAGGAACCATAGTAGCAAGCACACAGATAACCCTGCGTGACTAAGGAGCAATCATGACACCCGTGGAAATTGGCAGTTTAATCATTGTGGCACTGGCAGCACTACTGATCATTTGGGGACAGTTCACAGATGACTGAGTTCGCTGTTTTACTGCTGGCACTAGCGGCCATCTTCGTAGCCCTGTTCGTGTAGCGCGGAGCGCAGCGGTAAACGCTAGAGCCGCGAAGCGGTACAACGCAAAAAATTTGCGGTACCGACAGCGCAGATAACACATAGTACAAGCCCTCATATATAATAGCTGAAACTGCACAACCACCACTGTAGGCTATTTGCATAGCTATAGAATACCCCGCAAATAGCGATTCACAAAAAGATGACGTTTTAACAGCCAGGTGTAATAGGTTCATGGCTTATATCGTGCAGTACGCGACTGTACTTGATATAAACCAATGCATGAGCAGGCACTGTGTCTACATCCAGCCAAAAGCGTGTGCGATTCAGATGTAGTTCAAATGGTACACCATACAGTTCTAGATCTTTTAGTACTGTGGCTGTGAGTTGGCTAGTGTATATGCAGTAGTGTCGCATGTTAGAGTATTACTAAATAATTTTTATTACACAAAGGAACACGTATGTTGGTATGGATATTAACAATGCTCACTGCAACTGCAACAGTGAATTTAGGTACGTACACTACACAGTATGAATGCGTAGAGCAAATGGCCATAATGCAGCCTGGGCCTGACGCAGATCTAACTTGCAGAAGCCTAAGTTACACTATAACAGAGCGCAGCCAAGACCAGGATGATGTAGAGCCATCCAAACTTACTCCAATGAGTTAGATCTTGCTCAGTGTATAATCTACAGTAGCAGTCATTGTCTGGATTGTAGACATACTGCCCTTTGGGTGTTAGAATAATGTTGTGATCGTAGTCCATGGTGTTCCTTAGTATAATGATGGATCCCAAGGATCGTTTCTACACTGCCAAGCTAGTCGTACTAGTTGTAGAACAGTAATAACAGCAACAGCTAATCCTAGCAGAGGGCTAGATAATAGCACAGCTAACAGCGTTCCTAGCAATAGAGTATACAGTATGTGCATGAGCGGATCCTTAAGAGGTGTTATACACTATATATCGAAATAGGTTCTAGTGTGCAAAAATTTAGAATATGTATGTGCGTACAAAATAAATATTAACATGAAATTATATGAAATACTAGCTCAAGCTCCAATGGTAATAGCATTTAAAGGGCTAGCGCACGGTGCTGAAGGTAACGGTGCTCTAGCACAACTTACACAAAAATTAAACGGTACAATACTGGATCACACACAGGGTGTTAGGGCACTAGAGCTAGTAAAGAAGCAACAGCCTAAACAATTGGTATTGATTGGCTATAGTGCTGGTGCAGCCACAGTTATGCAGTTGAATCCGCAGTTACAGCCCGTGTTGAGTATACTCATAGCTGCTTATCCAACAACACTGAACAGATTGGAAGGCACTATACAGGGTTCATATGTTAACTACTATCAACAGCAAGAATTGGATGGTATACTACGCTCTAAGGGGTTGCCACCCTACAAACCACAGGGCGGAACGCCCGTGCAAATAAATGCTGATCACAATAAGATAGTGGGTGCTGTGAGTTCAGACATTGCTAGCAGAGTTCAGAGTCTGTAGTCAAAAAAAAATACTGCGCAAAAAAATTTAGGGAAGTACTTAGCGTTTTTACTGAGAGTAGATGTGGCCTATATCAAGCAAGAATGTATAGATTTATTGTAAATACTTGTACACAGAACTAGAACTGTGTATTGGAGGTTACTATGTATACTGTAGAGTATTTGGATCACAAACCCCAAGCAAAACTATGTCACTGTGAGAATCCACCAAACTAATCAAGTTTGATCACTGTTGAACATCTATACGGGACATGCCCGCAACCTTAAGCTCTATTCGTAGGGCTTTTTCTTTGAATAGACTTAGCGTACCCGAAATGGGTCCTGTGAGTAAAAAAATTGGTCGCGCATTTTTTTATATAGAAGTACTTACAGAAGTGAGGTGGTGATTTAGACTCGGTGTGTTTTTAAAAAGCGGTAAAAAATTTGGCTTAAGGACTGTGGCTTTTTAGCAACACTTTTAATATATAAGCCCCCCACCCCTCGAGAAATTTTTTTTATTTTCTATGCCCCGACCGTCGAAATATTTTTCAAAAGAAATCCCCCAGTGAGGATCCCAAGCGTGTTGCAGGGCCAGTGACTGGGGGATAAAACTATACAGCTATATCTATATATCTCTTACGCCGGAGCAAACATCTTGCGCCCTGCTGCCATGAACATGCTGTAGGCTACCCTGTCCTCTTTGTCCAAGTCATCGTAACAGCACTCCATGTCCTGTAGTGCAGCCAGCACATCGCCTGCTGTGTGTATCTCTGCATACTCCTGCACCAAGCGCACAGCACAGCTCATATCCATATACAAAGGCGTACCCATTACGCTACCTCCGCATCGTACTCGTAGAACGTAACAGCTGGGTCCAGCTTCTTCAACTGCTTGGCCGCAGTCATTAGTTCTTTGTAGCGACGATTAACTTCTGCTCTAGGCAGCTCACCATCACAGGTTAAGTTCTCTGGGCTCAGTGCTGAGTCAATCATATCCGCTACAGCCTGACGGCCCTTTGCTGTAGTGATCTCATACTGTGTGCCCTTGAAGAAGCTGTTCCAATGATTCTTCTGTGCAATAAAGTTCTCTAGTGCTTTCATTTGTGTACCCTCTTACTGTTGAACATGTAATGATTATACAGGGCTTTGGGTGCCCTGTCAACCTCTTTTTAATCAATCTAAGCGGCTACCTGCATAGCACTTCTCTAAGCCCAACTGCTCTTTGAGCACCTTTGCATATGCTTCAGCGCCAGCTTCTAGTACACTAACACTCTGCACACCTGCACCACTTGGGTTCCATAACTGCAAGGATCCTGTGTAGCTCTTGCGGAAGCCAAACGTCTGAAGTGTCTTGCCCAAGCGGCTGTTTGAACGAACACCGTATACATCTACCCAAGCAAAGCCACAGGCGTCACGATCGCCATATTGATCGTAGAATGCCTTAGCGGCTTTACGAGCAGCCAGTTGGGCTTGGTTGCATGCGTCTTGGACTAGTTCTGCGTTGAAAGTTTCTACTGTCATGTGTCGCTCCTTTTGTTTAACTTAGCCTATAGTATAGCAAATTGGGCTAGGGTTGTCAACCTTTTTCTAGCCGTTTTAGTGTTGTTTTTATGCCACACTTATACCCAGCTGTCTACCTGCTGGACGGGCTTCTTAAGGGCTCGCTTAACGAAGTCCTCGGGCTCGTCATCGCAACGAACCATCATAAAGCCCTGGGCATCTACCAAGTCTACTTCACATATCTGAAGCTCCACGCCTGCCTTTTCAAAGGCAATGTTCATCTTGCTCAGGGCATACTTGACACCTGCGTCAAATGCTTCAAACTCTTCTTCAGAGATATCGTAGAAGTCAAAGGCTTCTGTCATCACAGTCTCGTAGTCTGTTCCGTCTGCTACGATGAATGGACGGATCTTCTTCCAGGCTTTCTGATCGGTACAGTCAAAGTGATCACAGGCTTCGTTGAGATCAAAGCTGGCGAAACGATCATAATTTGCTTTAGGCATTAGGAGCTCCTTGTTACTGTTTAAGCGTTAATTATACTGTCTTTGGGCGAGGCTGTCAACCTCTTTTTAACCGTTTATGCTACGGCTTTGAGGCGGATTACGAAGCCCGTGTAGTCCTTCTTAGCACGACCCTTGGCCTTAAGACCCAGCACCGCACCTTTGGGATCTAGGAAGCGCAGGTCTGTTTCATCTGCATTGAACACAGGGCGACCCTTGTACTCTGCGGGGATCTCATCGAACACTGCCGCAACATTCATGCCCTGCTCAATTGCTCGCTCTACATCTGCATCGTTGCCATCAGCGGCACTGAATGTCAAGTGGTAGTTGGGGATGTCTGCAACCTTGCGTCCCAAGACCTTGGTGTAGTCATAGAACTGAAGTGTACTGAAGGCATCAAAGATGTTCTTGCCATGCATTGGAACTGGATACTTCTCCCAGCTCAGATCGCTGGTACCATTGAGGCGGAACACTGGCTTCAATCCCTTGCGGCGAGCGAAGTTCACAGCCTTCATGATGTCAGTGACCAAGTCCTGCATGAAGCCTTCGCGGTTCTCAAAGAAGTATTTGGTCTTGCGGATGCGAGCCTGCTGGATGACATTGGTGTTCTCGCCTTTGCGGAACATACCACCGCGCCCTGCGGTGTTAAGACAAGCCTGGGTACAACCGGCAGTCCGTTTAGGGCAGACTTCACGTCCACTAAGGTCTGCGGGTGCCAAGTGTAGGATGAAAGATAGATAGCCATATTTGGTGCCCTTTTGGATCTTTGGATTTGCGGTACTTAATAGTTTGAACATCGTTTTGCCCTCGTTTGTTTACCCTATGTATCTATTATAAGACCTTTTGGGTGCCCTGTCAACCTCTTTTTTGCCAAATAGTTATCCACAGCCCCCTGTGGATAACCTGTGGATAACTTAGCCCTCTAGCTCAATGCGATTAGTTCTTAACACGGCAACGGCATCTTGCATTATGCGAGGGAGATCTGTAACAGAGATATGCCCGCTTACAAAATCGCATTTTGCCTCAGAGGGGAATATATACTTGCCTGTTACCTCGCTTCTGCGAGTAACATTAAAAGCGGCAACAAATTTAAATAAGCCCGTTTTTTTAATTTTAACTAGTTTTGCGCGAGCAAGTGTATTAAAAGCAGTTTGCATTTTGAGCCCTCTTTGTGTTTGTATGTAGTTATTATAACCTCATTCTAGCCATTTGTCAACCAATACCCGATCGAAGTGTAGGGTTATTCAAGCCAAAAAAAACCCCCTAGGATCGAGGGCACAATCCTAGGGGTCCAACAAAGGAAGCAGAGCGTTAAGGGCTAAGAGAGCTGCCTGCTTCCCAAACAGTATCTCGGAGGGCACCGAGGAGTACTGTCATTCACTGTGCGTGGCATAGAGGGGCTAGCCACGTTTCATCACAGTGTTCTCCGCCATAGCTTCCCAACGATCGGGGAATGCTTTGGCTAAATCGGCGACCTTAAGTACTGTGCGCAAGCTCAGTTCACGTAGTCGCTTCTTGTTTGTTTCAATAAACTCTAAGATGTCATCACTCATGCCATCTTCAAACTCATAGGTATCCAACATACCATCTTTGGTGATCTGCTTGATGCGCAGGATCTTATCACGCTCGCTGTCAATGGTCAAGTCAATGTAGTGGCAACGACTCTCCAATGCCTCAAGGTGATCACGCAGCTTCTTGCTCTTAACGTTATCGAACTTGATGTTGGTAATAAAGATCGCACTGCCTTTGAACTCGAAGCTGTCTGGCACGCCTTCGTTCTTCAACTTGAAGCTGTCAGTGTTCCAGCAGATGCGTCTATTCTTCTTAGAGTCTAGCGCAGCCTTCAAGATGTTCAAGCTCAGGTCGTCCAGGAGTACACTATCACAGTCATCGAACACAATCACACAGTCTTTGTCTGCGTATTGGAACAGCTTGCAATAGAGACCGATTGCACTCATTGCACCCTTGACCACTTCGTACTTCTTGAGCTTCTGATCGTTAGCAATGTCTGCCAACAGATCGTGCTTGCCCAAGACCTTCTCAACACCAAAGCTCTTGCCAACGCCTGGGGGTCCTGATACAATCATTGCTCGCACACTACCCTTCTTGCATGCTCGCGTCATGTCTTCCAGCATCTGGAAACGCTCACGCATGCGTTCGATCACATCTTCATCTGACTCTTCACGCTTGGTCACACGAGCCGCGCCTGCGTCTTCGTATGCATCCTCGCTGTCGCATGCAATCTTAATATTACGATCTGGGAACCCTGCTACTGACTTACCATCAACGGTTACGTACCCGCCCTTAGCACCCACCTTGAAGCCTTCTACTAGTGGAAATACCATACCTGCAAGATCTACATCTTTGCCGCGGATCTTGTAACTGCCATTTAAAATACGAATGTTCTTGCCCATGTAAAAATCCCTCTTAGTTAACGTTTACAAGCATTAATTATAACAGCAATTGCCCTTGCTGTCAAGCCCCGTGATAGCCAAAAGATTCAACCTTTGGCCAAGCCTCAATCTCGTTCTGCACCAGCTGATGTGCTAGGTTGAACGCCATCTGTGCCACAGTGAAGGCCACCGTGCGCTCTGCTCCTGAGAACTGCATCAGATACTCTGCGAAGGCTTCTGCGCTCTCGGGTGTAGCGAACAGACCGTTGCGTGGGATTGGGTTGTCGATGATACTAGCCATTATGCAATCTCCTTAATGAAATAACGATATGGAAGGCCAACTAGGAAGCACAGGTACTCGTCGTCACCATCGCTACCCTCTGCCTCGTGGATCCAACGCAGGGCCATCTCGCGATCCTTAGCACCTGTCTGGAGCAGGCTCAGCACTCGCATTTCAAAGTCGTGTGCGGCCTTCTCTTGGGATTCCTTGCGAATGCGGTCTTCCTCGGCAATGACTATACCCAGCTGAACGAACTCAGCTTCGAAGTCAGCTTCAGTCCAGGAGCTGGTATCAATACCGCGTGGGCGATGGCCGTAGGCATCCTTGTACATATCCCAGAACTGGCAAGCATACTGTTCCAAAGTGCTCATCTCTTCCCAGCTTTTGAAATCTTCCATTTGTTGCTCCTGTTTTGCTAGTGTATGTGTTTATTATACAACCAAATCAGCTACCTGTCAACCGATCTTGCCTTGCAACAATTGGCTCAGCCGACGGCTGGGCTGTGGCTTTTCTGCCACAGTCACACCCTCTACGAACAGGTCTACGCTCTCGCTGTAGTACCCGTTGGACTCTCCTAACCAACGAACGTCCACGTATCCCTTGCGGGTAGCGAACTTGTAGAAGGTCCAGGACACAGACTCGTGATAGGCTTCATCGAAGTCTACAGGAGTCTCACCGGATACTTCTTCTGCGATCAGGAGCGGCTCACCTACGAGGTCTTCAAGGTCCCCTGTGATGTCGTTGATGTCTACTCTCTCACAGCAGTTCTGATAGTGACCAAACACAAATCGAGCACCCTCTGCGGTTTCGAACAGCATCTCGTCTGAGCCCACAGCGCCTTCGACCTTGACGAAAGTCAAACCCTTCATCAGCTCTAGTCCTTGTGCGGTGTTCATCATGTTTTCGTAGTTCACTTTCTGCTCCTTGTTTCTTACTATGCCTCTAGTATAGCACCAAACAAAGACCCTGTCAACCAAAAGAGTGTTGTATTTTTACAACAATGGCCTGCCCGGGAGGGATCGAACCTCCGACCCACAGCTTAGAAGGCTGTTGCTCTATCCACTGAGCTACGGGCAGATTGGATGGTGCGACTGGCCGGAATCGAACCGGCACGCCCGAAAGCGAGAGATTTTAAGTCTCTTGTGTCTACCTATTTCACCACAGTCGCGATATGGTGCCTCCTCCGGGACTCGAACCCAGAACCAACGGATTATGAGTCCGCTGCTCTAACCAATTGAGCTAAAGAGGCATTTGAATTTAAAAGAGCATCGAGGAAGTATTTATAGATTGCCTAGGGTCCCCACCGCTACCCTGAGCAGGGAGAGCCGTGAAGCTCTCCGCCCGAGAAGTCCAATTACATCAACGCAGGTTCTGCGTTCTCTACTTGAACTGCTGTAGCCTTAGGAGCCTTGGCTTTAGGAGTCTTAGCCTTAGGAGCTTCGACCTTGACATTGCGAGTAACATACTCAGCAATCGCGCCTTGAGCGGCTTCGTTTTGGAACTTGGGGTGATCCATCAACATCTTGCAGATGTCTTCTTTAGTCAGCTCAGTGTCCAACTCGATCAACTCGATCGCAGTGTGATCGTTCTTCTGCAGAATCTTGATACGATTCACGAAGTCATTTGCAAAACGGACCTTGGTCACGCCTTTGTGGGTTGAAACGCCTGCTACGCTATAAGTTTTTGAAGTTGCCATTTTAGTTTGCCTTTAAAAGTTAAGTTTGATTTAAAGTGCTATTTCTCAAGCACTGTGTATATTATGCACTCATTTGGATTGACTGTCAACCTTTTTCTGAAGACAGTCTGTCCAAAATGTTATGCCGTTTCCTTCTCTGCTTCAAAGGCTTCCGCCAATGTCACAAAGTCCGCTGAGTGGCACTTGACATACCAAACACCGTCCGTACGCAGAATGTAAGCATATTCCTCGTGCTGGAAGTTCTCTACATAGTCCGCATAGTCTTTGAAGCTCTTAGGACCCACGCCTGTTTCGCCGCGATCGCGTCCGTAGAAGGTAGTCATGTTGCCGTAGAGCTTGTCGTAGGCTTCGCCGTCCATTGGAACTTCAAACTGACTAAAGGCGTGCTTGGTGCCCACAGTAGGCTTGAGTGAACTAATGTCGCCCAAGTCGATCAAGTCACGCAGTTTGAACGGGTCTGCATAGTGCTCCTGCAGGATCTTACCGTTGTGATCCAAGTAGCCGTCCCAGTGGCAGTAGACCTGCTGGACTGTGCCGTCTGCGAATTCCAATGCGATTGTGCTTCGTGTTGCCATTTAGATTGCCCTCTTAATGTGTTTAAGTGTTTATTATAACAGGGTTTGGATGCCCTGTCAACCATTAACCCTTTTGGGCTACGGGTTTCTGTTTAGCTTCAACGGCTGCAATCTTGCCCGAGTAGGCATTGCCGCTCTTGTGGATCAAGCCAGTTTTGGTGAAAGTAATAGTGCCGCCAGTGGAGGACGGAATGGACTTTTGCATGATAGCTCCTTTTTTGAACATGTGTTAATTATACGATCAAACTGTGACTTTGTCAACCATTTTGTTTTTAAACTCTTGCGCTTGCCTGTAGAGCCTGTTGCGGTAGTCCGCCCGGCGCTGTTTGGGCAGCTCTGCGATCACTTCTTTTAGAATAGACCCCAGGAAGCCTGCGGCATACGCATAAGAACCATTCGCATCAAAGCTACGGTCTACCAATTGATTCACGGAGTCCCCTGTCTCGCGACATTCGTCCATGTATTCGTTGAACTTCTGCTGTGCGGATTTAGCCATTGTGCCCTCTCTTAAACAAGCCTAATTATAGCACCAATCGCATAGATTGTCAACAACCCTGCGTTCACTGCCACCAAATTCCAGTCCCGAACACGTAGACTCCAGAACAAGTACAGCACAGCGCCTGCGTTCAGAAGCCATATGTTCAGGGGATCCATTGCTAGGCTAGTAGCGATCGCACCGCTTAGGGTAGCGACCAAGCCCAAATTCTTTGCTGTGTTTTCTAAGTTCATGTGTATAGTATACTACCGAACTACCAAATTGTCAACCTCTTTTTTACCAAGAAGTTGTTGTTTTTTTACAACACAGCTCGGATGCGCTTCTGCGGTGTAGCCACAGAGCTGAACTCCAGGTCTGCATAGTACTCCGACAGCTCTCGGGCTATCAGCGTGGACACAGAGGGTTCGCCGTTGGGCAGAGCAAAGATCACAGGGCAGTCGCGCCAGGTGCGCACCTTCATAAACTGCCAAGCATAGCGACGGTGCTCTGAGTTGCGCACATTGAATACCACTGTGGGCCGCACCCTGGTGTTCAGGACTGAGTTCATGCTATGAATCCCCAATAGGCTCCCAGCAAGACAGCATAGATCACAACGGCCTGCACCAGCATCCTAAGTGTATCCTTAAGCATCTTCTTTCTCCGATTCGCAAACACCATCCCGCTCCATAAGAGCCTCTAGTGCGTCCCGCACACGATCCGAGGTGTCCAAGTAGATCACATAGTCTCCCAGTGTACGGATATCCTCAGCGTCGATGTATTCGAAGCCACCGTAATAGTTATAACTGCGAGCACGGTCTGAGTCAACAACGATACAGTCCATGTTCTCGTCTACATAAGCACGACCACAACGATTGTCCAGGCCTAACTCGCTAGCACTAACCCAGCGCATCCCCTGCACCTGGCGTTCTACGAGATCCTGCACTTCGTCTGCCAAGTCCTGCATACTGTTGAATTCACGCATTTTGATTGCCCTCTTAATGTTTCAGTGTTAATAGTATAGCACCGTTCTCAGATGCTGTCAACCGTTTTAAATCTTGATCAATTCAGTGGTGAGTAAAGATTCTGACCGATCGCTAAAACTAGTATCTTCTGCAATTACTTCGGCGCGGAGACGGCCTAGCTTAGTGATAGTACCAATCGTCATTCCTAGGTTGTGAAAGGAAGCATACGCTATCCGGTCACCCACTGTTACAGTACGGCCTAACTTATCTTTTAATGTAGTCATTTTTAACTCCTTGTTATTTACTGTACCTATATTATAGCACGACAAATCCAAACTGTCAACCAAAAGCCCTGTGCCCTGTAAGGTTATACTACAAAGCCCAAGCGCCGCGCTTCTGCACCTATAGCCTCAACCGCAGGTGTATCAAACTCCCCCGCCTCTGCACGGGTCAACAGCAGGTCCACCAAGTCCATCTGGTGTAGTGCTTCCTCTGCGTCTACTAGCACCACATCCAAGTGTCCGTTGCGCTCTAGTACACGAGCACGGCCCTTCTCGTTAGCATAGCGCACAGCAGTCACACCGTTCAGTGTACTGACCCCTACAAATCTGAATGTCTTCTGCGTCATAGCTTGCTCTCCTTAGTGTTTACAGTATACTACCTCTAGCCCAAACTGTCAACCAAAATATAAAGACCCTCCGTTGCGAAGGGCTATTGTTTAGTTTACTGTAAAATGTCCGTCAAATTGACGTTTATTAATATTATAAAACAAAGCATATTGACGACCATTTTGTTGGCTGTTTTTATTACATTGTACAAATATTCTAATAGCAGGGTTATCTGTATTTTCGTCTACTATACTAGGACTAATAGCTAACACATTAACATAACCTTTTGCGGGGACAAAGTTATTAACAGGGACCTTATACTGTACATTATTAAATGTAAATTTGATTGGGCTTTTGCGTAGTGCTTGCATTGTGTTTCCTTTGTTCCGAAGTGTTAATTATAGCGCAAAGTGCCCCTCATGTCAACCAAAATATAAAGACCCTACACTGGACCTGGACACCAAAAAACGGTTGACTCAAAAGCCAAAAGGCGTTATACTGTAAGAACAGTAAGGGCAAGGCACAACAAGAAGACCCCTGCATAGCGTCGAAGGACTACAATTCCGGGGTGGACGTGGAGGGTGGGCGGCGGTTTAGGACCGAATCCGAACGAACAGGGGCAGGCGCGAGACCCCAGGTTATCCACAGGTTATCCACAATGTCAAAGTTATCCACAGCTTATCCACAAGCACGGGCCAAAGTTATCCACAGCTTATCCACAGCTTATCCACAGGGCAAATCCGTTGCATAAAAGCCACAAAAAAGAAAGACCTGGTTGACACTAGGGTTAATAGTGGTCTAGGTCTATACAGTATAGTAGAGTCACACAGTGTGATCACAGCTTAGTCTATAGTAGACTTCACAGTAGAGTCAGAGTAGAACCACCATTTAAGGCCGGTTGCAGGGCGTTAAAAACCGTCTACAATGGTGGTCCTATGGTGAGGTGGTGTATTAGAACCGTCTGATCAAGGACGCAAATCGGCCTCTACAAGCGTGGAAAAGATTGGCAAGGTCGAGGTGACGAGAGGCATAGTTCAAATACTTTTACCATTTCATTTACCATTTCATCTACCATTCCGTTACTCACTGCCCCGTCTCCTACTATCTCTAAGTAGTCCCTCAACTTCTTGACGCACAGTCATGTCCAGTCTGCTCCAGCGTATAATCATTGAAGCTAACCTGCCTGCCACCCATACCCAACGACCCTTTTCAGTGGTGTATCTACTAGGCGCTAGACGCAGTAGTGCAGTCACCAGTTCAATACTCGCCTTGTTGTGTTCTTGCTTGCTCATACACTTATTTAAGACTCTGCACCTAGAATGCCTAGAACCCTACAGCGGGGCCTATACTATAAGTGTTCTAGTGCGTGTGTCCAATATGCTTACAGCGGGGCCAGTAGGTGCGTATGCTTTATAGCATAGATTCGATATATACTATTGCACAAGGGCAAATGGGCAAATGGCTAATATCAGGGCAGTTGAATACTATCTAGTTCAAACCACCAACTACGATCATATCAATCGTATGTGGCTGTGGTGTCAGTTTGAGGGTCGTAGTGTGCCCATGTATAGAACTCGTATCAGTCTCAGTAACACAGGATGGGTCATAGAGCTAGAGGATACACCTGTGCGTAGCTTGTTCTTGCTACAGTTTAGTTCGTGGGTTAGTGCGATTGGTAAACCCTACTATCTGCTCAATGCCGCTTAGAATCCTAACTGGGTGTTAAATTTTTTTTGCACCGCTCTGCGGATTAGAGGGCTAACCTTGCTCTGTCCAGAAATTCGCACCACTCTGCGTAGTTAGTGGGCAACCGTGAGGGCAGAGCTATTTGATTCAGTGCAAGTTTGAATCCCAGTATAGGATCCTGTGGGTCTTCGGGCAGTTTAGCTCTGACCGTACACTGCTTGGTTTTGGTCAGTATCTGCTCTAACCAACTGCTGGGATCTGAGTTGGGCTTGTGATAAGCAAACACTCTACAGGGCCAACTTTTGCCCAGAATCACAGCGGCTAGGAATCTGCTCTGTCCTCGTGCTATAGTGAGTATCCCTTCGGGTTCTGCTGTGAGTATAATGGGATGCAGGGGCTCGTGGGTCAGCCAGTAGATCATTTTGCGAGCAAAACGCTCTGAGTCTTCAGGAGGTATTGAATTCGCTACAAGATGTGCATAATCCTGCACAGCGGTGCTGGCGACTCGTAGCTGTCCTTTCCAAAGACTACTGGGCTTCGGGGTCGTCATCGTCCAGTAGCTTGCTCTTGAAAATGCTGTTCTTGGGACGGTAGATCACTTCATCAACACCGTCCTCTGTATGCACTTCTTGCTCTACTTCAATGCGATTTATATTGAATCTAATGGCTAGATCGTCTGCGAGGGCTAGGACACTCTGTGCCGCTTCTTCTGAGATCTGTGCTTCGGAAAGGCTGACCATGCAGTTCAGTGCCGCTTCTATGATACTTCTGGTTTCTTCATCAACTGTGTATACAGGCACAACATCATCTGTGCCTTCAAATTCGTCATCGTCCTGGTCATCCATGCTAATACCTTTGAGTTGGGAAGGCTTAATTTCTGCCTTCCCAGTATTTACACTTTTGACTAGGCCTCTGAGTCTGCACTGAGCTCTTCTACTACATAGCTTTCTGCTAGGTGAACCTGTCCTAGGAAGTTGATGCCTGCAGAGTTGCAGTAGTGCATGATGTCAGCTAGGATTTCTGCGGGTTGATCTGTGTCGTATGCTGAGAGAAAGCCCTGCACACGCAGAATGGCTGCGAGTTCGAATGTTCCGGGCATCAGCTTAATCCTTGACTTGTTCATTGGTTGCACTTGCTCCCCCATCGAGGTCAATCTCTTGATTTTCAAAGTCTTCGTATTCTGCCATGGTCTCTGAGATGGCATACATATCGTCCAGTTCTTCACCAATGTAATCACGCACAGTGTCACTGGTTTGGCCGTGGTATTCAACGCAATCATCTACACCATTGTCCCACTTGCCCACAAAGCCCATACCGGGTTCGTTGTAGTATGCGATCACAGCATATCCCTGATCTACCAATGCTTCATACACGAACACAGGAGGGCTCCAAGCTGAGTCAAAGCCAAACTCTAGCACACCGTTCTCCACCTGGGTATTCTCCCCTTCGTAAGAGTCTACATCCCACTTGGTGCCCCATTCGTTCACACAGAAGTCATACCATGTAGCATAGCCGTAGACGCTAAGATTGTTCATGGTTTGTTCATGCAGTTTGATCTGCTCAGGATCGTTGTCATCCCCAACTCGTCCTGCTACGATGTGCAGGCTCGCTGGCACTGGCTTTACGAAATTGCAGAACTTGCCCTCACGCACAGCGGCTGCAAGAGCCTCTATTTTGGTTGGGTCTGTGTGACTGATTGTGACGTTGTTGTTGCACCAATTTGGCATAGTGTTACCCTCTTTCCTTGTTTAGTTGCAGTGGAACAAGCCCCCTTGTTCCTTACTGTGTATACAGTATAACACCCCACCCAGGGAGTGTCAACCTTGATCTAGCCAATTTAGGCTAGGACTGCTCGAATCAACGCAATGGTATCAATTGTGGTTAGAAGCAGATAATTGGCCAAGAGCCCAAATGATCCCCTGCTCCAACTAGCCCAAGCATAAAGAGCACAGTTTGTCACAGTGATGATCAAGTAGGGCACATAGGGTAAATTGGGCACAGTTGCGGCGAACAGCACAGCCGCACCAATACTGAATGCCCAAGCCCAGGCCTCTATGCAGAAGCGTAGGGGGTTGGTGCGATAGTCTGCTCGAATCCACTCTAGGGTAGCCCTTAACGACTGCATGGGCCCCCGCGATTGTTGGTGTCCACAGTGGCCACAAAGCAGTTGATCACACGCTCATTGAGACCCGGGCCACTGTAGCTGCCTGAGTCAAGGCCCCGTATCAGATTAACTGTTTGGATAGAGTTCTTGCCAGTGGTGCCACACCCTGGTAGTAGGCATAGGGCCACTAGGATCACTGCTAGACCTGTGAGTTTCATGTTAGCTGTTCACCGTATCGTATGGATTGAACGCTTCAATTTGATAGTCTTCTTCGTCAAGAATAACCTTGACGTCAGGGTAGTTGACCAGCATATAGCCCACCACACTTTTAAGATCGTATCCGTTCAGCACATGAAGATTGCCATAGGCAAAATACACATCCTGCACATTCAATTCTTCGTCCAGCTCGTTCAATACTCGTTTTTCCATACCCATAATTAGCTCCCAGTTGAAAGGTTAAGTTCGTTGCCGTTTTTTAGAGTGAACGACTCAATAAACACATGATGCTGGTCTCCGCTGAGTTTGATACAGTTGTCAGCGGCACGATATAGATCACGCCAGGTCTTACCATATACTGCACAATGCACAGGACCCTTTTCACCCCAATGCTGACTATACATTACCACACTGTCTGCAGGGTAAGGATGCTCTGCGTCAAGATCATCAATCTCATAGAGGCTCCAAATAGACCTAAACTGTTCTTGGCTCTGCACGGCAGTGAAGTGATCATTCTTGCGATCGAAAGCACTATTGTCCTGCTCGTAAGCGCCTGTGAGGCCCTGTCGGATAGTGCTGGCAGCATGGGCCAGTTTAACATACAGTTCAGGCTTGAGAACATCTTCAAGTTGTTGGGTCACACAATCCAATTCCCAAAGGGCGTTGTGGACAGTCTTAAACTCTTCTGCGGTAAGTGTGGGTGAACAGTTCATGAGATACTCCTTAGTTGCGTTGTGTATATTATATGACAAAGCACAGGCTCTGTCAACCTGTATTTTACCGAAATTCTTCTTCGTCGTAGTCTTCGTCGTATTCGTAATGCTCTTCAGCATCTTCGAAGTCGAACATATCTTGGGTGTTGGCGAGGGTGATCAACACAGGATTTCGAGTGATCATCTCCACTGTCATGTCCGTGGCCCGTTCAATAGCCTGTTGCAGGCTGTCGCCGTTGTAGCGTCCACGATACAGTTGGCCTCGGGTGTATTCGTAGATTGTAGCATAGGTCTCAGGGTCAATGGCACTCTTGTCACGCAGGAAGTTCACAGCACCAGAGGTGTTGTTGCCCATACCGTTGTTGTAGAAGTCATAGCCCAAGCGGCTCACTGCTCGAATCATTTCACCAGCCACTGTGTCTGCCCGGCCCGATGGAGGCATCAGCTTGATCAGCTCATTGTATCCTGCTTGAAACTTGCCCTGACCATTCCAATAAGTGTTTTCCATAGCTACTCCTATTTGTTGTTTCATGTGTTAATTATAGCAAAGATTGAACTCTAGGTCAACCTCTATTTGTTCAAACTTCTTTGAAAGGATTGTAGTGATCAGCGTCTACCAAACCGTAGTGGATCATCATGTCTTTGTTGGAGATGAACATATCAGTCCTACGATCGTAGTATTTGCCTTCGCGAGGGTCATAGTAGAACACGGCTCCAGTTTGGAACACGAACGGACCCTCCAGGCCCTCTTTGCTGAGGTCAGTGTAGACTTTGCGATCAAATTCGGGTAGCACGGTATAGCCCATTTCATTGCTCCTTGTTGGGGTGTTTGGCTTTGCGATTGTATTTGGTACGATCTCGTTCGCTCTTTGGACGAAACACGCTGTTTGGGTCCAAAACGGCACGAGCAATAAGATTGCGTTGTTTTGGTTGCTTCAATTTAATTGTGATCTTCATAGTCCTTGCTCCTCAATATAGAACTATTATAGCATCACTAGGCTATATGTCAACCATTTTTTAGCCAAAAGAAAAGGTGTGTTGCACGAATACAACACACCCTGTCATAACCTTTTTAGGGTTTAGATAGTGTCTAGTGTAAGACCAGCGGCTTTGGCCTTGTAGCCAAGAGCAACGATCTCGCGTGAAGGACGACCCATCTCGTATTCAGTAACGGTAACGCCGTTGCCTGCGACACGCTGATTGCCATATACAGCATAACCGTTGTGACGGATGCGTGATACTTCAGCACTCAAGTTGCCAACACCAAAACGCTTACGAGCCTGAGCGGCAGTAAGAGCTTCGCCATTGTAAAGTGCGTTGAAAACCTTGTAGGTTTTAGTTTCTGGATTAAATCTTTTCATTTTATTAGCCTCTTTCAAGTTAGAATTGTCTGCGAAACCTATCGCATTACAATCTATTATACTATAACTAGAAATATAATGCAATACTAATTGAACACATTACTCTATTTGTTTGTTCATTTTAATATAAAAACGGATCATTGGCTGATTCGCCTTTGAGTGCTTTGAACACTTCTGTCTTAGAGGGCAGGATAAGATTATGTTCTAACAGTATCTTTGTCCGTGTGTCCGAGTCTAGTCGACACCAATGCTCCACAGCTGGATAGCTGCCTCGAGCCTGGCTAGGAATATAATCTCTAATCCAACCTGTGATCGCTTTGAGAGCTTCAATAGTGTTGGACGGATGCGAACGCATGACTGCCCCACTCCAATCGTTGGCTAGCACAGAAGTGAAAAAGCCACCGGGTGAATACCCATAGACAAGATAATTGTAAAACGGGTCTGCATATTCTTTGGGCACATCCCACTGAACAAAAGTGGTCATTACCTGTTTTCTACTGTAAGGTCCAATATCCATTATGCCCATACTCCTTCACTGTCGACACCTTGCCAACCTAGTTCTTTTAAATCTGCCGCGATCTCAGGGTCAATGAAACCCTCCATGCCGTGACAGTACCAATCCATGTAATCACCTTTCTCACGCATATGAGCAACGATGCCTCCGGCATAGCGCCAAGAGCAGGACCACATATCTTTGTCAGGGTCTTGTCGCAGTAAAGGGATTACCTCAATAGGAATCCAATCAGTGTTGCACAGAGCAGAGTAGAGCTTGCCAGCATACACATCGTCTAGGACTTTGGCACAGAGTTTATCCGAGGTGCGAAGATCCCACTCAAGGTTGTTCTTGCGCCATTTGGGGTCAGCTTCATTATCTTCGTCACGCTTCGCAAAGGAAGCATAAAACTCTGTCATGGCACGAGTGTTATCGTCGTTGTCAGCAGTCTTGCCTTCTTGAGCCTTGCGTTCTTTGTAAGCCTCAATTTGAAAGGTGTAGCGATCAGGGCTCTTGCGGAGTATTGGTCCAGACGACATCATCAACATCCCATATATCATCAAAAGAAACAGCGAAACCCATAAGGGTATCTTTGTCGACCAACCGAACCATTTTATTTGTTAGATCTCTTTGTACGATCACACCAATGCCCTCATAGGCACCTGGACCAGGAATTCTAAATTTGCAGGCATAACTCTTGCCTGCAACAACATCTTCAATTTTTATCATTTTGTTTTCCTAGGTCTCGCAGTATTCGATCTTGCTCATGTTGAATCTCTAGCTTGTTCCAATCGTAACTCCACTTGAGTGCGAATCCAACAAAGCAGACAAATGCCAAAGACCAATAAACGGTGAACGCATCATACCCAAACATATGTTCTGCAAGACGACTTGCAACAGTTAAGGCAGCAACGAACAGAGCCGCTCCTGCAAAAGGCCGCCAATTCTTAGAGACCATTCTTTTGAATACAGTAGAACTCTTAATCATTTAGCCTTCTCCATTACACTGATTACAGTAGAATTGGTTACATCTACAGCAGTACCAAATACCTCTTTGGTTACCACAGGATACAGCACAGCAAGGGTGACAACAATACCAGCAATGAATTTAAACATTTGGATTACTCCTAGAGTTGTTAGTGATGCGTTTAATTATAGAGTCTGCGAGTGGATGTGTCAACCCCGATTCTACCAAACAATCAATAGCTTCGATAACAGCCATTTCTTTGCTTACAGGGCTATATTGAATAGGCTGAATCGAGTAGGGCTGAGTCCAGCTGAATCTAAGGTTAGACATTGCCTTTTTACTGTGCCATCCGCTCATGCTACCTCCTGAATGTGTTTACAAGCGCCACGGAAAGTATAGCCAGGGCAGGTGCAGGTCTTTTCCTCTAGATTAACGAAGTAAGAATTACCCTTGCTACCTTTGACTTCTACCACCATTGGCTGTTTTTCTTTTTTATCAAATTCTTCGAACGGGCTGGGAACCAACTTGATGAACTTTCGGCCTCTGCGATTAATTTTGAGCTTGCCCGAGCAGGGGATGATGTCGCCTGTGCCCCAAGGCCTGTAGGCAACCACTCGATCCCCGTCGAGTAGGTAGTCGTGGTTGGGGGTCTTGTATTCCACTTTCCAAACAGTGACTTCACGCACAGCCTCCATTATTCATCTCCAAAGTCTTTATCAAGTATCATTTTTGAATAAGTGGCCTGGACCCGAGCATTGTATTGCTCTTCTGAAGTCGCAAGCCTTGCAAGATGCAGGGTCCAGATACGCCGAGCATCCTCTTTTAACGAAGGATTGGCAAGTATCTGCAGAATTCTATGTCTGCGTTCTGCCTGCCGGAGTTCTGAATATGGACCCATGCTCAAACCAGCTCTACCTTACGAACAAGACTTGCAGTAACTTTCCAATTGGTAGAAACAAGTCCACCGCGGTCTTCGCGGACCTGGAGAGTTTTTTGGTTGACCTTGGTCACCTTGCCCACAACCGTGCGTCCTCGAGCATCAAATTCAACCATGTCGCCTAGGATGACTGCACGAGTCGCCTGACGAGCTAGATGCTGACGTTTGAGTTTGACTGCCTCGATAACTTCGTTGATCTGTGCATTATCCATTTGGTAGATAAGTTCGACTGCACGGGTAACTAAATTGCTCATAAAATGCCCTTCTCTTTTACTGTTGAACATAGTATAATTATAGTCTCAATCACCAAGGATGTCAACCACTATTTTACCAAATTAGTTGTCGTCAATTTCTTTTTCAAAATTGCCCACTTCCAAATCTTCGTTGCCAAACATACTCAAAGGAATGTCAAGTTCTTCTTCTTCGTCCGCTTTCTTCTTGTCTTTGAAATCGTTCGAATCAAATTTGATCAGCTTGCCAGACTGGCGCATCTCCAATTCCATACGGAATAGTTTTTCCAAAGAACCTGGGCCTTCCCAGACTTCGTTCATAATCTGGTTGATACGATCCAACGGAATTCGACGCAGTTTGGCTTGGCCAAAATATCGAGTAATAAATCCGTATAGGGTATTTGGAATCAGAGTATGATCTGAAAAGTTCCAAGTGCCTCGGAATCCGTTCACTGAGTGTGGATTATCGATATCTCGTTTATAAAATTCGATCTTGTCTTCTGTGCTTTTTACTTCGTCAAACATGGTCAGTCCTCTTGGTTAAGTTTAAGAATTTCAATATCACCGTCTTTGTTTTTACGGTGTCGGAGAAAACCGTTTTTTACTAATTGATCAATGGTCGTGCTGATAGCGTTGCGGGCACCGGCCGCATAGCCAAATATCAACCCTACTACACTGCCTACCACATACGAACCAAAAAACCAAAGTGTTGTGTCATCCATCATCTTTTATGTTCTCGTCGATAAATGGATTTGAGCCACCATTTGTATTTTCTAAAATATGCACCTGAATCTGCAAAAGGTTCGCCGCCATACAATAAGACTTCGTCTTTGTGCTCAAACCATTTCTCATTGAGCCAATGTCTAAAACGAGAATTTTTCATTGTGTCCTTATTGTAGGGCAAGACTGCCCTCGTGTGTTTGTATTTTAGCGGCAATCTCATCATAAAGCAAGTCATGATATGCCTCAATCTCTTCAAAACTAACCCACTTTTGAGCCAGCTTGCCTTGTATCACCGCATTGATGCGTTTGATATCAGACTCACTTAACTCAAGTGGGTAGTTCATTTTACTAGGCTTGATATACTTCATTGCCATTAGTTGCCACCTTTGAGTAGAAACTTGTTTGAAATAGCTTTGAACGATACAGCCTCTTCGTGACCCTTGAACACCAATCCTTCGCGTTCAGTAGTGTTCATCAGTGTCGACTTGCCTTCTGCAAACTTTAACATTTGAGCAATGTCTGCAATGCCCAAAGTATCGTAGGGGTTAGCATGAGCCGCGACCGTTGGAACACACAGCACTCGCAGACGAGCCGCAAGGGCCTGCCTTTCAAGCGGAAGCAAGTAACGGCCTGCACCAATGTCATAGATGTCAAAGAGGTAGAACTCTTGGCCCTTGATCTTGTAAGGGTTACCTTGGATGCCTTCACCAATCAGCTCGCCTTGAAACGCAAGGTTCTGTCCAGTAGAACGGATCTTGCCAATCAAGTCATTGCGCCGTGCCACAGTCCACAGTGAGTTGCCTGGTGTTTCACGCAGGTTTAGGTTGCGTGAGCAAACACCTTCGTCTTCGTCAAACACATAAACAGTCATTGACGAACCGTCCAACTTCTCAGTCACTTCCCAGTGTAGCTTACGCTCAGTCCAGTCAGCAAATTCAGCAGTAAGGTTCTGGATACGCTCTTGATCCGTCTTGGGGATAAAGCCTGGAAACACGCCACGCACTTCACCTGCCAACTGAGCCGGAATAGGAGCTTCCCATTTCTGAATGTTTAGGCGTTCAGAAACATCTGAGCCTTCACCTAGATCAGCATTAACGTCATACACACCAATGCCCAGCGGCAACAGTAAACCTTGCGATACTTGACCACGCAGTTTAACAGTTCGTAGACGCTCGCCTTTAACTCCGCCGTATTCACGAGGCTCAGTGCCCTTAGATAGGAATGGAGCCAACTCGTGAGGAATCCAAGAGTCAATTTCGCAGTAGATGGCCAAGTCACCAGGAGCGAACTCGCCCTTTTTAGTAACCACACGCCAGCCGCCTACAGACGCCACTTCAATAGCGTCAGCATCTGGGATAGGATTGACAGCGTCAATTCGACGCAAAGTTGCCATCTTACGCATTTTTATTCCTTAAAACAGTTGTTCTATGCCTGTATTATACAGCACACAGCATTTCTGTCAACCTTAATCTACTCAATTCTTTTTGCTAATTGCTGATGTCACTGACCCAAAGGTAACCAGACTCAACCATGCAGTTGCAAGCCAGGTCCAAATGGTGTAGGCGATACCCAAGTTGAACAGAGTATTCAATGCCCAGAGGGTGATCAGCGGACTGAATACAATGAGCAGGATCAATAGGCCAACTAGACCTACAAGTTTAATTGTATCGCTCATACAATTTCCGGAGAATACATTTTGAAATAACGAATTGGAGAACGAGGGCGGCAAGCACCGTCTTTGACTTCGACCTCAATACCCTTGGCTCGCATGGCTTGAATGAACTTAGGTGCATCACAGTCTTCCTCCAAGTAGGCAGTCTTGCCTTTGACATAGGAGTAGGTGCTGATTTCTGTTTGGATGCCCAACATTTCAATCTCGCTCAATTTCACAGCCAGCCACGCATGGCCTGGGTCCGAGTGCATTACTTTAACGATCTTTGCCATTATACAAATTCCTTCACAAGTTCTAAATCACCGTCTTCAGTTTCCTGATAGACGGTGGCTATTACCCATAATCCGCTCGCCAGCGTTTGTTCTGCCAACTGCATTGCATGGGAACGACTTTTAGTCGTATCAATCAATTCTTGATGCCCCGTGTCATCTTCTGCCCACACTTCGTAGAGCTCAAAAACCACTTTGTTTTCCTTTCAACATTTAGTCCAACAGCGTCATATATTCGTCTGGGTGATTCGTCATGAACCAATCCAAGCACTTGCGAAGTGTAGCATAGTCGCCCATCAGTTCGCAACCTTTTAGGTAATCATAAACCGCCACAGCCTCTGGCTCTAGCATACACTCTTCGCCAGAAAATGGATTACGAATTATTACAGGCTCAGTGTCAAGAACCATAATGCCAGGGAATGTTTCAAAAATTGTTTTAGCCATTTTACATACTCCAGTAAGATTCAGATGAAGGAGAGCAATAGTAAGGAGTGTCATAGCGTTCTTTGAACTCCTTACCGCCCATTAGGTTGGTGCGAGTTACATAAGTCTCGTGAATTTTGTAACGGAAGCCTTGGCTTGCTCGCCATGTATGCTTGACAGTATGCTCCAGCATGGAGAGGTTGTCTGTATCGTAGTCTGTCTTAGATACCAAACGCTCGCCTTTTTTGGTTCGCTTGTCCAATTTGTAGATTTCAACAGTAAACATATCGCTCTCCTTGTGTGTCAGTGTAAGTATATTATAGTGTCAACTGCCTTCACAGTCAACCTCTATTTTACCATTCTTTCTTGCCACCAAATTCTTCGTTATAATCATAGCCTGCGTGATATGCTTCAAGCTGATCCGCAGTCATGTCTTGTGCTCCAACCTTAGTGCCATTATAAGTGCCATCAGGCCAGCAATGTGGATCACGCTCTCTGTGATACCAACTGTCAGCGGAACCTCTGTCAAAGGGATTACCGTGTTCTTGTGCGAAACGCTTGCCCTTGTATTCATAAAATTTAAGCATTTTTGAAACCCTCTTGCGTTGAACATATTATTATTATATGCTCAACAGGGGTTGCAGTCAACCTCTTTCTTACCAAAGGTTTACCAAATTTTGGTTGCTTTTAGGTTTGAAAGGTGCTATAATTTTGGATTGTTGAAAAGACTTATCTGTTGTTCCAATGCCACGGAGTTTGCTTTTGCTCAATTTCTTTTTCACGCAGGGCTTGACATTTTGGATCGTTTTGGCGACAGGCGCTAGAAGTTTTACCCCATTCAAATCCATGCCAATCACGAGCTTGTCTAGAGGCTCCACCACGCTCATTAGGATAGAAGGTAAGGTCCTTACCACAGCCAATAGAACGACAAGAGTCTGTCTTGAGCCACTCTGGGGGTGCAGAAGCACAGCCAGATAACAGCATTAGAGCACCAATGATAGCGAGCTTGTTCATCGGTTTCTGATCCACTCACCGGCTTTGGACAGGTCTTGTCCAGCTCCGCTTACTGCTCCACCAAAGGTGCCACAAGCTGTAAGTGCAAATGCTGTAAGAATTGTTATTACGAGTTTCATATGTGCCTTTCAAAGTTGCCTTAGGAGTTTGTAGTATACTGTGATTTGAGTAAGGTGTCAATGAAGTTTGGTAGAATTGAGGCCCGAGTAACTGTCCAAATCCTCACAAGATGCGTTCAACAACCTAGCGGTCTTTTGGGCAACCAGCTCACATCCTACATAACACATTACTGAGTCCGTGCAAGTGTCTAGCACGAAGAATCTTCCGTCGTCGCAGGGATGAATTTGGTATCTCATCTTGTATTTAAGCCTAGTACAGACTGCACAGCGGGGCCTATGCTCGTTATCGCTAGACCACACAGCGGGGCCTGTGTATAATAAATATCACTACAGCAAGTCTGCTGTTCGCAAAGGAGAATTCCATGACACTGAAACACGTTAACCTTAATCTAGAATTAGGGCAAGAGATCCTAGTTGGCCCAAACAATGATCGTGCAAAGATAACTAAGATCGAGTTTCATGAAAAGACTGGAGAATTAGAAATAAACACCACTCGTGGACCCAGGAAAGTACTAACATTTAAACTGTGCGAGCAATCTGAACAGTACTATGAAAACCCAGCAGACAAATATAGGTAAGCTAAATACTACATGCGCATTGAAGACCTAGACCCACAATTATTAGCAGAAGCAAAGGCCACAGCCAAGCTCTGCAAAAGCTCAACTCCTAATTCAAAACTAGGAGCAAGTGCGCTTGCAAGTTGCAAGAGTCAAGGTCTTAGACGCCGAGAAGGCAACAAGAGTCATAAGCTAGGTAAGTCACCTAAGTCACGAGTTAAAGTAGGCGGGAAAAAATTAAAAGGTCAAAAATACGGCGGCAAATTGCCTGATTGGAGTTAAGATGAGATTTTATGAAATTAAAAAACTAATAGAAACGGAACAGGGTAACGTAGTTGTTATTGGGGATAGTATTGCTGTTGGTATAGGCGGTGCTGGTCCGTATGCACAAGGTGGAATTAGTGCGCAAGAAGTTCTTAATAGAGTAAACAGTTTTATACAAACAGGAAAAGCCAAAGGCGCTACAGTTATATTAAGTACTGGCGCAGGAAATAGCGCAAGATTTGAATTAGAGGACGGTGGAGAAATTCCAAGCAGATTAGGAACCTATCCAGCACAACAAGTTAGAGCATTAGTTGCAGCTGGTGCTAAAGTAGCTGTTGTTGGTGCACCATCTAAAAAGTCTACGTGGTTCCCAGGAACTTCATGGACTAAAAAAGTTAGGTATAGAGTTGATCCAACAGGATTAAATGATCAGTTAGAGCAAGCTGCAAGGGCAAATGGTGCTAAATTTTTAGGACCCCTAGAACAATTTGATCCAAACATGCACAGCGGTAATGGTGATGGCCTACATCCGTTTGGCGGATATAAAAAACTGTATCAAGCAGGTAGTGCTGGAGCATCTAGTAAGACTGGTAGTGCTGACGCAGACAGTACTGGGCAAACTGCTGAAGTAGTAGACGGACTTAAAGCTGGTCCGCCTTATCCACGTGAAGAAACCTACATGAACGCTGTGAGAGACCTACAAAGAAAACTTGAGAAGATAGGTTACTCTGTAGGTGATACAGGCATTGACGGTAAGTACGGTCCTAGAACTACTAGAGCAGTTGCAGCATTCAAGAAAGATTATGAGATTAGTAGCTCAGCCTTGTCTGTATCAACCAAAGAACTAGAAACTTTAGCAGGTGTTGGTACAAAGATTGCAAAAGTAAAAACTCCTACACCAACTGAGAATCAACCTCGCACGTCAGGTATGGACCCAGAAGAAGTTGCAAAGTTAACCAGTGAAGAAGGCATAAAAGAAACAATGAAGATTGCAAGTAATTTCTTAGGCAGAGCCCTAACCCCTGATGAGTTTGTGCTATTGGCTAGGGTAACGCTTGCTGAATCAACTTCTAATCCGCAGGAAATTGCGCAGGTGGCAGCAGTGATACTAAACAGAGTTAGATCTCCGCAATTCCCAGATGATGTTTATGCTGTGGTGCATCAGAAAGGACAGTTCCAGCCAGTTACAGGTAAGAAAATAAATGGAAAATGGACTGGACCCGAAGGCAGTTTTGCTAGAGGCGGACTGGCACCAAACGAGTTAGCTAGAATTTCAAAAGCACTTACTGATCATCTGCCATCTGCTAACAAACAATGGCTAAACTTTACTGCCGCAAGTTCAGCAGCGTACGGTGTTGGAACCAACATTGGCTTTAGAGATAAGATGCTAGCCCAGGGAGGCAAAGTCATCGGCGGAACCGTTTTTGGAACCGTTACCTAACATGAGCCGGGTAGGGAAACTGCTCATAGCACACCCAAAACTGCCAGTGAGCAGTATTTTTCATAAAAGCGTAATATTCATATACTCTGACTCGCCGCAAGGGGTTACTGGTCTCATGATCAATAAGCCGACTAGATTCACTATGAGTGACCTAGCAGAAACAAGAGGAATTGGATATCCATTAACCAAAGATTACATTAGAGCAGGTGGCCCAGTTAATGAAAAGGCACTACTAATGTTGCACACTGATGATTGGTCTTCGTCAAATACTGTAGATATCTGTAAAGGCTTGCGTATTTCTAGCGACGAGTTTATGCTAGAAAAGTTATCACACGGACATCAGCCCACGTATTGGCGCATGATGGGAGGCATATGTGCTTGGCAACCTGGACAACTAGAAATGGAATTGAAAGGGCAAGCGCCCTACCTTCCTGAAAATAGCTGGTTGACATGCAAGTCAAATGAAGATATAATATTCACATATGATGGAGAAAGACAATGGGAAAGAGCCGTTGACCTCTCCAGCAAACAAATGTTTAATCGATACATCTAATCCAAATCAAACGAAGGAAGTACAAAGTGAGCGACACACTAGTAATCAACGCAGACGGACAGCCAGTGAGCTATCTGCCCCTGAGTGCTGTCCAATGGAAAGAAGCAATCACCTATATGTACCTAGACAAGTGCAATGTGCTTGAATGGTACGATGACTGGGTGGTGCATAGTGCTTCATGGGAGACTCGTGTGCCTGCGGTTATCATGCTTAAAGATTATCTAAGACGCACAAGAGAGCCACGGTTTTCAAAAGGAAATCTATTCTTACGAGATCAGTATCATTGCCTCTATTGCAAAGACAGTGTTACATCTAACACAGGTACAATGGATCATGTATTACCAATCAGTAAGGGTGGTAAGACCAATTGGGAAAACATTGTAACAGCATGCGGTCCTTGTAATGCAAGGAAAGGTAACAGCATGAGCATGCGTCCTGAGTACAAGCCTTACAAGCCTGGATACTATGAACTTGTGCGTAAGCGCAAACAGATGGGATTTGATGTCAAGCACCCTAGCTGGTACCAGTGGCTTGATTTGGAAATGTCTGCTACTTAAACCAGCCTATACGAGCACCAGTGTCTACACGGCGCTGGTGTTCTTCAACACTACCTGGAAACCTCCAAGCCCATACAGCAACCAGTGCCATAAAGCATGCGGTACTTAAGATACCTATAGGCTTCACTCCAGTGAAGTACATGATGACTAAACTAGAACTCATCATAGCTAACATAAAGAATTTCATCTTAGTTGGGAACACACGCTTCTGCCCCCAATTGGTTAGGAACGGTCCAAACAGTTTGTGATTGTAGATCCAACGATGCATACGTTCACTGCCCTTGCTAAAGCAATATGCGGCAAACACTACAAAGATTGAATAGGGCATGCCTGGAGTAACAACTCCTACGTATGCAAGTCCTAGACTAATAAAGCCTAGTATGTTCCAGAATAGTTTACGAATGTTCATCAAATACCTCTTTAAGAGCTTTTACTAAATCATACAGCATTGCATCTGTATGCAATGGTGTAGGGGCAATACGTAGTCGTTCCTGACCTACATCAACTGTTGGATAGTTAATAGGTTGTATGTAGATACCATACTCGTTTAACAATCTATCACTCATAGCTTTACATTTTTTAGCATCGCGTACCATTACAGGTACTATGTGACTACATGCATCATGGTGAATAGGTATATTAGCTTTGTTCAGCAAATACATCAATTGGGACTTAACACTTTGATGTTGTTCTCTAAGTTCGTGATGGTCTTTTAGATACTTGACACTGGCTAGTGCTCCAGCACAGGTAACAGGGCTCATACTTGTTGTAAAGATAAATCCGCTGGCTACAGATCTTACAGCATCAATGACTACACTATCGGCAGCAATATAGCCACCTTGGACTCCAAACGCTTTGCCTAGAGTACCGTTGACTATGTCTACTCTATCTTGCAAGCCCAGTTGTTCTAGCTTGCCACCGCCATGTTCTCCGTAGAGTCCTACTGCATGTACTTCATCGATATATGTCATTGCACCGTAACGATCACAAAGGTTGCAAATGTCAAGCATAGGCGAAACGTCACCATCCATGCTATACACGGACTCAAAAACCACGCAGGGCGTGCCTTTCACGTTCTTTAGCTTCTGCTCCAAGTCGCTCAAATCATTGTGCTGCCAAACCACCTTGTCAGCACCACTGTGTCTAATTCCTTGTATGAGGCTTGCGTGGTTCTTACTATCACTTAGAAACACAATGTCAGGAATGATCTGTTTAAGAGCAACCAACGTCCATTCATTTGCAACATAGGCGGACGTATATAGTAGAGCTCGTTCCTTTTTGTGTAGGCTAGCGAGCTCAAGTTCTAGGGCAACGTGATAGTGACTGGTACCGCCTATGTTGCGTGTACCTCCACTGCCAGCGCCTGTTTGATCTAGAGCAGTATGCATAGCATCAATAACTATTTTATGCTGCCCCATACCTAAGTAATCGTTTGAGCACCAGTTTACAATTTCTTTTATGCTGTACTTTCCATACCAAATTGCTTTGGGAAACTTGCCGCGCTCTCGCAAAATATCGTTGAATACACGATATTTGCCAGAATCTTTTAGATCCTGTATCTTTAGTTCAAAAGGAGTTTTGTTTATCATGTTTGTATTTAACGATAAATATCAATACTAGGAAATATCATGACACTACACGGAATACCAACATTATGAGAGCAACTGAAATAATTAGAAACATTCTAGACATCATTGATGGTATCGATGCTGTTAGTAAACCAATTGAAGCCAGCGTAGAAATACAAGGCAATGCTGACGAAATCCGACGATTTAAACATATTGTAGATCTTACACAAAATGACACAGACGGATGGACAAACTCTCCTAATGAAAAAATTACAGATGTTGATGCTGTGACAGTAGACGCTGGTGGAGGAGTTAACGGTCCTAAACATCCTGCAGATCTAAGAGTAAAAGATCCAAGCATGTATCCTAATCAACAGGAGTTTTAAATGTCAGCAAACGGAATTTCAGAACTAGCAACTAAAGAACTTAGACAGAAAGCCAAACTAAATTTAGCACAGACTAGAAGACAGGCAGGCGGTGACACTTCAGCAAACTACTACAGAGAAAATAATACCTACGATATAGACAATCTTCCCACAAAGTATTCAGGCAATTCAATAGTTGACAATCCTAACGTTGGAGGATTAATCCAGGGACGTCCCTGGATTAACGTTGCAGGTATTACATTTACTCCAGACATTTACTTTTATAACAGAGTTGGCACTAATAATGCTAACGGTTATTTTGGGCTTGACTTTACCCCCACTAACGATGATCTAACATTCTTCGACAATCCTGTAGTTGCTCCTGTGACTGAAACACAAGGCACTATAGTATCATTGAATATCACTTCGCAGCCTCAATACAATTCTATTATGTTGCTAGGATATTTCCTTGCCCCAACAACAGAAACATATACCTTTTTCACCAATACAGACGATGCCAGTTACATGTGGATAGGTCCAGATGCTATCTCAGGGTACACTCATACTAACGCAGTTGTACAAAACGGTGGCCTACATGGTACTACTGAACGAAGCGGCACTATCAGCCTGACACAAAATATCTATTATCCAATTAGGATCATGTTCGGTAATAACACTGGACCTGGCACAATGGTTGTGAGTTACTCTACACCTACTATTACCAAAACATCCACATGGACGGGTAGAATATTCCATAACTCAGCCACTAACGGATTCTAATATATGGCCAATCGCAAACAACATCTGTTTAATCAAATGGTTGCCGAAGGCAACATTACTGATCATTCCTTTGTACACAAGTTTGGTGCTGTGCCTGCTTTGAGCAACGCAGCCACAGGCAGTATATGGGATATCAACGACACAGTCTATCCTTGGTCAGCGTTTGACACAGCAGGAGTTGTTAATCTAGATAGGGCTAGTACCGATGACGCTAACAAGATCGTTACAGTAATAGGACTAGATGCTGACTACAATGAAACACAAGAATCTATCACACTGACCGCAGCCAGCAACAACACTGGTACTGTGGTGTTCAAGCGAGTGTTTAGAGCGTTCGTAGCAGACGGCACTACAAATGTAGGCAACATTGACATACAACGAAATTCAACCACAGTGGCTCGTATCACTGCTACCAAAGGACAGACACTAATGGCTGTGTACACTGTACCTGCTGGATATACTGGCTATCTTTACAAAGGCACTGCTTCAGCACAAAGCGGGTCTGATGCCACAGGCAATATGTTTGTGAGATATTTTGGCGAAGAAAGTTTTAGAACACAGCACACCTTTGAAGTGGGCGGCACCGGTGGTCAATACACTTATGACTTTGCATTCCCGCCACCCATCCCAGAAAAGTCGGATATTGATGTGCGAGTATCAGGTAGAACCAACAACGGCAGATACACCGCAGCCTTTGATTTATTATTGGTAGGGAATTGAAATGTATAGAAAATACATAAACATAGTAGAAGCAGCCAACAAGGGCTGTCCTATAGCGACTTATGACATAGATGTTAATCTAAAGAATCGTCAGAAAGCTATAGATGAGTATCACTATGGTCCTGCTAATCCAGACGAGCCTGAAAGTTATTGGAAACAAGCTGCCCGGCGTTGGAACATCACAGAGAAAACTGCCAAGACAATGCTGTGTGGTAACTGTGCTGCATTTGATGTATCAGACAAGATGTGGAAGTGTATTGAAGATGGTGCTAAGGGCGATGAGCCCAGTGCTGATACTATGGCTACTATACACAAAGCAGATCTAGGCTACTGTAATTTCTTACATTTTAAATGCGCTGGCACACGTAGCTGTACAGCGTGGGTAACAGGAGGAGCGATAGATGACAAAGACAGAACAGAATGAATTTTTGTGCAACCACTGTAGACATCCTGCACATTGCGGACATGGATGCTCAGACGAAGCCTGCGATCACTGCCCAGAATGTGCTTGCGTACATTGTCAAGCAGAACAGGAACAAATTGAAAGAGGGTACAATTAAAATGCAAGATAAAACTCTAGCAGATTACATCAAAAGAACTTTTGAAAAACAAGAGAACAAAAATCAACAACCTCAACCAGAGCAGTATGTAGTTAATCCTGAAGACGACGGCTCTGATTCAAAACAAAATCCATACAGTCAACATTAAAAGATTAACCCCGGAAAGTATTTCTACTAACCGGGGTTTCTTTTCTATAATATTTTATTATATTGGGCTACGCCCTTAGTATATTTTATATTTTTACTTATGCACGCCTTGGTTCACAAAGTTGTAAAACTTTTGTGCGGCTTCTAATACTTTTTCAGTTCCTGGGATCTCAGGAAACGCAACTGTACTAATAACTTCGTTGGTCTTTGGATCACGCTTTGCAGTCATTTCTACTTGTGCAAACTTTGCAGAATATTCAAACTCTGCCATTTGTTTTGCCATATCAAGAACTTGTGTTCTAATTTCGTAACCGTTCTTGTTGAATGTTACTTTGGGCATCGCTGCCTTAAACTGCTCTGCCATCTGTTCCGCTTGTTTAGTTAAATCTGACATTTCATTTCTCCTTGTGTGTGTATGTCTTACATATAGGTATGTTTTTCCTATATGCTATTATATATGCCTTTCAATAAAAAAGCAACTATTTTTTGAACTTTTTTACTCGTTCTTTGATAATCTCTAGCACTTGATTATTGAGAACCACTTCGTAATGATTGCACTCCGCCTCAATCAATTCCATGTCATCGTGATGTCGTTGACTAGCAATAGTAACAACACCATCATTGCGTTCTAGTAAGAAAGGACTTTGGCCTTTCACAGTAACAATGTTGGTCCAAGGATGTTGAATCTTAATAGAATTGGCTTGTTTCATTACCCATGAACTAGGTCCTATATCACGCATGAGTCTACTGAACGGCAAAAAATATTGGGCATAGTCTGCTACGGCTGCTCCTCCATACGGAGTACTCAACGTAACAGCACCCAGTACTTGATCAGGCATAGCATTGGCAATATGCAGTGCATATATACCACCCAAACTATGCGCTACAAATGCCATGTTTTCGGTAGTTGACAATTTGAGCAACATATCTTTTAGATTATTTTCAAATCCATTACGACTGTCATAATCAATGTTTATGCCTGGTCCTAGCTTCTTTCTAATATAATTAAAACTTTCGCTAGTTGCATTAGCACCGTGAATATATACTAGGTTCATGCAGTATTTATTTGGCTAACATTAGATCTCTAGCTTCTTGGTGAAGTCCTTGTCTAGCTAAAGCAGCGGCAGCACGGGCTTGCCCAATACTGATACCAACTTCATATAGAAAGTTGAGTAATTTTTTCATAGATATTTTTCCTTTTGAGAAGTAAATTGTTGAATGTAAATTTCCAATTGTGCGGCATCGGTAATGCCTTTGGTGCTTAGATATGTATCTAAGCGATCTTGATACGTGGAATCGGGAAACATTTCTGCTAGCCGTTCCACTAGGGCTAACATAGTTTTTGATAAGGTTTTCATTTTCTTTCCTCTGTAAGTGTGTAGTGTTGCTTTGCAACATAATTATTTAGCATGCTCAGTAGAAACCATAATATATATTAGAAATATTTTGAGTAAAATATTAGGGCATAAATATATGCTCAAGGAGAAACACATGGCTTACAGTAACAAAGTTATTGATCATTACGAAAATCCTCGCAACGTAGGTAGCTTTGATAAGAACGATGCTGACATTGGTACAGGCATGGTTGGCGCACCTGCTTGCGGTGATGTTATGAAACTACAGATAAAGGTGGATCATGATACAGGTATTATTACAGATGCAAAATTTAAAACGTATGGCTGCGGATCGGCTATCGCAAGTTCGAGCCTCGTTACAGAATGGCTCAAAGGTAAAACCCTCGACGAAGCAGGAGCAATCAAAAACTCCGAAATCGCCACAGAACTAGCATTACCCCCAGTAAAGATCCATTGTTCAATTCTAGCAGAAGATGCTATTAAGGCGGCCGTAAATGATTACCGTAACCGAAACAGCAAGTAAGCGTATTAAGCAAACCTTAGAACGCCGAGGTAAAGGTGTAGGCATTCGTATAGGCGTTAAGACCACAGGTTGCAGTGGACTTGCTTATGTGTTAGAATACGTGGACAACTACGAAGCTGAAGTTGGAGTAACTAATTTTGCTCATGATGGATTTGTTGTTTTGGTAGATGCTAAAAGTCTAGCTTACCTAAACGGACTAACTATGGATTGGGTTCGCAACGGCCTAAATGAAGGCTTTGATTTTATTAACCCCAACGAACGAGATCGTTGCGGATGTGGAGAAAGTTTTAGAGTATGATAACAATAACAGAATCAGCACAACACAAAATAACAGATCTTCTATTAGAAGAAAACAACGATAAACTATCTTTGAGAACGTTTGTTCAAGGCGGGGGCTGTTCGGGCTTCCAATACGGATTTACATTTGACGAAGAAAAAAACGAAGACGACTTTGAAATTCCAGTAGGAGAATTCAAAGTGCTAGTTGATGCAATGAGCATGCAGTACCTGTCTGGTGCTGTCATAGACTACAAAGAAGATATAATGGGTGCTTCATTCAGTATACAAAATCCTAATGCACAAACATCTTGCGGTTGCGGAAGTAGTTTCTCAGTATAATTATTTGGCAGATAATTCTGTTGACATTATACAAAAAGGTAGTAAAATAAGCGTATGAAAATCACAATCGCAGGTTACGGTGTGCTTGGCCAAGCACACAAAGCTATATTAGGCCACAAACACGAACTCAGACTAGCTGACCCATTGGTGTTAGGAAAGACTGTACAGGACTTTGCAGACGACACAGACGGAGTAATTTGTTGCGTGTCTACTCCTGCAAGACACAATGGTGCATGTGAAATGGCCAATGTTTATGATGTAATAAGTCAAACAAACAAATCTACACCAATTATCATTCGCAGCACTATTTCGATAGAAGGTTGGGAAATGCTAACAGAATCATTTCCTGAGCATAACTTAACATTTTGTCCAGAGTTTTTAAGATCCGATCATGCTGAAAAAGACATGTGGAGCGAGAACGTACTTTTTATGGGCGGCAGTGGAGTCGAGTTTTGGCATGATGTATATTCCAAAGCAATTCTAAATCTTAGTGTGGGCCGTATGGATCCAAAACTTTTAATAGCAGGAAAATATTTTAGAAATGCATTCCTTGCTACAAAGGTTAGTTTCTTTAATCAAATATTTGATTTTTGTAAAGCAAAAGATATAGACTATAATCTAGTAGCACAGCTGGTGGGAGTTGACCCAAGGATTGGTGGAAGTCACACAGCGATCACAGATGAACGTGGTTGGGGCGGACATTGTTTCCCTAAAGATACATCTGCAATTATTCATTCAGCTGAACGCGATAATGTAGATTTAAGTGTACTCAAACAAGCAGTAGAATACAACAACAAAGTACGGAAAACTCCTGAATAAATAGTGTACAGGAGAAATTACTATGTCTATTTTTGAAGGTGCCGTTTCCGGATTATCAGGTGTTGCTAATAAGTTAGGTTTCAATTTTTTAACTGGTAATATACCGTTAGTCCCTCCAGCTCCAATATATGTTGGTCTGCAAGTTCCAGAACTAAACAATGGCATAGGTTCCACAGGCCCTGCAAATCATACCGGCGGATTTTTTCTTAATATTCCTAATCATTCTGCAGAGTTTGGTGACCTTGCAATACAGATGGCGCAAGAAGCACTTGTAACAATTGAACTTGCTGTTGCACTACAAACTATAACGGACCCCGAAGGCGGAATAAAAATTAAAGATGCACTCGATCCTTATCATTACAATATTGTAAGAAATGCTCTAATAGAAAATAAAGAACCAGTCCCAACACCAGCCAATCCTGGAGCAACAATATTATCTGATCTAGGCGGCGCTATTGTAGAAACTGGTGCGCTGTCTGCTATTGTTAGTGGAGCGCAAGCTATGCGCACCGCGGGATTCTTTTCAGATTTTTTAAAATTTACTCCACAATTGTCTTTGTTACCTCCAGGTGGGCCAGGCCTTGGCGGCATAACCTTTAGCGGAGGAGTAGGTTTGCCAATTTTAACAGAAGTAGCTGGTGCTTTTCCTAGCTATTCATTACCCTTAAATATAATGAGTGCCGCAATAACTATGAAAACCATTGCGTTGCAGTACATAACATCTCTTTTAAGAAACTCTATTGATGCGGTAGCAGGTGCGCTAATTCTTAAAAATGTGCTGGACGACTTTAGCGTTGCAGTGTCAGCTAATGCTATACAAAAAGCAGGCGGAACTCCGCCTGAGGCTACAGTACAAACAGGCGAAGACGGAATATTTTAATGCCAAAGACCGCAAGACGAGGCAAAGATGTCGCTGGATCAACTATTATTTCTGGACGGTTAACTGTTATTGTTAACGATACACCTGTAGTAACTCTGGGTGATGTAATTACTCCGCACATACCCGGAGGCCCGCATAACGGTGCTGTGATAGTAGGATACGAGCCTACAGTTATAGCAGAAGATCGACCAGTTGCACGTCAAGGTGATGCTGCATCCTGTGGACACATAATTGCAACAGGGTCCGAAAATGTTATTACAGGAGTTTGAGTCTGTCATATGTACATATTCTTTCTGTGCATGTTACACTAAATAATACACTGGAGTGTAACAAATGAGAAAGCGAACTAGAAGCATATTAGAAGAACTTAATAATCTTGGTCGTACCAAGGATAACGATCTTCTAATAGAAACATCAGGCAGCAATATCATAGAAAGTGCTATTAACTTACTTAATCGCATATCAAACACCTACGAAGCTGAAACTGCTGGAGAACTAGAACGTCGATTCATTAATGCAATTAAGAGCGGCGACCCTCGTAAATTTAAGCGTGGCATTCAAAAAGTTATTGAGAGTAAACAAAATGAGATTGAATGAAGGCGGTAACATCTTTAAGGATCCACAGACTAAGGAACCTTTAACACAGCGCATCAACAGAGCCGATGTTGATCCTACTCTAGCTTGGCTTGAAAAAATTACAGGCATTCCACACAAGGATTTTAAATTAGGTAGCACTGGTCGCAAAGAAACTTCTGGAGACCTAGACATTGCAGTTAATCAAGAAGAAGTAACCAAAGAAGAACTAGTACAAAAATTAGCAGCTTGGTGTAAGGCCAACGGTAAAGATCCTAAAGTATACATCAAGAAAAGCGGTATCTCTGTACACTTCCTAACACCTATTAGTGGCAATGAAGCAAGCGGATTTGTACAAACAGATCTAATGTTTGGTGACCCACAATGGATGACCTGGAGTCTACGTGGATCCAGTGATGAGCAGAGTCCTTACAAGGGTGTACATAAACAGATACTGATGGCAAGTATTGCAAAAGCAAACGGATTCAAATGGAGTGCTAATGTAGGACTACTTGACAGAGACACTAATGAACTTATTTCTAAAGTCCCTGCTGAGATTGCTGTTAAGCTGTTAGGTCCCACAGCACATGTCGAAGACCTTGACAGTGTTGAAACTATTATTGGCAAGGCTAAGAGCTTGCCTAACTACGAACAATTAGTAGCAGATGCAAAAGAAACATTTGCTAGAGATAATTTAACATTGCCTGAAAGTACAGACATTGCACGGCTAAAACAATTAGCTGGCATCAATCTAAACAGTACTGTTATGCTAGGCAACGGCATTAGGATGCGCTAATGAGATTCTACGAATTTAAAGAATATGCTACTGGCTCTAAGGGTCAGGCCAAAGGCAAAGATAAAATGCCAAAAGCCAAAGCGGGGCGTACTGATCATCCCTTGCATGGAAAACTTGTAGGTGAAAAGACCAACGAGTCGTTGCAATTAGATGAAGGTGCTCGCATACAACACGCAGAAGATTTAATATTTTGGGAAGGTAGTGCAGGCGCAGTTCGCGCATTAGAAAGTCTAAAGAAATTAGAGACCGGAGGTCATAAGAATGTTACCATTAAGTGGGATGGTAGTCCGGCAGTTATTTTTGGACGTGATGAAGAAGGTAATTTTATCCTTACGGACAAGAGTGGTTTCACTGCTAAAGGTTACGACGGAAAATCAAAGAGTGCAGAAGAATTAGAAGACATGTTCTTGAATCGTTCAGGCGGCAAGAACAGAGAAAATCCTGGATACGTAAAGTTTGCAGGTAACATGAAAAATATATTTGATAAGTTTGAAAGAGCTACAGACGAAAACTTTAGAGGCTACTTTAAAGGAGACCTGTTGTATTTTACAACACCTCCAGAACAAGACGGCCGCTATGTATTCAAACCTAACGTTGTACAATATGCTGTAGATAAGAATTCTGATATAGGCAAGCGCATTGGCGCAAGTACTACAGGAATTGTAGTACATAGATTCGTTGATGAGATTGGTAATGAACGTGCATTAAAGCCGGGCGAGATTGACAGTATAGTTAACGGTCCTGAAGTATTAGTAGTACCTTCTGTAACAGCACAACGTCCTCCAGAAGTTGACGACTCTAGTTTAAAACAGCTAAGACAATTAATCAATAAAAACGCTAAAGCTATGGATACTCTGTTAAATGCAGAACAACTCAAAGCAGGACAGCTTACCGACTTACCAACAATCTTTTACACATACCTAAACTCAAAAGTAGATACAGGCATTAACAATCTAGCACAAGACTTTGCAGGCTGGCTTGCATCTAGCAAAGTTAGCGAAGCAAAGAAACGTAAAGTGATTGAGTGGATCAACAAGAATGTATCAGGCTTTAATGCTCTATGGCAAGTAGTTGATGGAATTATGCGTGTTAAAGATGATATCATTGGACAGCTAGATCAACACGGTGCTGACATAGAAGCAAGTATTAACGGACAAGCCGGCGGTGAAGGTTACGTTCTAGCTCATCCTGAAGGCGATATCAAACTTGTTCCAAGGGAATTTTTTACAAAAGCTAACAGAGCAGTGGAGAGAGATTAATGAATAGTTATCTAAAAGAATTTGAAAATCACCTAAATCAAATCACAGCAGAAGTACTAGATGACTTTGATGCTAGACCAGAAGATGATGGTGCAGATGCACCCGGCTTTAAAAATGAAACAATGTTTAATCAACTAGGAAAAGTATTAGATAGTCAAGAAAATCCTAAGCCTCTAAACACTGTTACTACCGACGACGGCAAAACTTTTAAAGTTACAGCAGACCAAGCTCAAATATTACGTATGCTAGCAACCACTGACAAAGTAAAACCGCAGGTAAGAATGCAGTTTACTAAGGATATTCAAACATCAAATGGTTTAACTGATTTTCTTGACATCAAAGACTATCACGAAATTCCAGCATTGTTTGTAAAGAAATATCTATAATATGAAAGACATGAATTTCATTAAGGGTCTGTACGAAGAAGGACTTGTTGAACAACACCTTGACGAAGACGCCCTAGACAGAATACGAGGTAGGCGTGTTGAGCGTCTCTCTAAACAACGCCGTGTTGCTCTTTATGGTTACCTAGTTGGATTAGAAAACGCTATGAAAGCTACAAAGTTTGTCGAGCTTGCAGAAGAAG